GAAGTTCCACCATTACCACCACCATTATCACCACCGTTACCACCACCGTTACCACCGTTACCACCATTACCACCACTTGTATCGTTGTTATTTAAGTCTAGTTCTCCAGAATTATTTCCAGTTACAGTTATATTTCCTTTAGCACCTTTTTTTAAATCATTAATAACATTTTGTCCTGGAGGAGTTCTTCCATAATCAGAATTTTCTAAAGCAGCAATAGTGTCTAATAAAGATAAAAACTTTTTAACTTCTTGTCCTGGTACTGTTCTCGCAAAATCAGAATCTGCAAAACCATAAAAATCTGCAGCTTTAGTTGTGTCCACCATAATATCAGCTGCATCTGGCTGTACTTCATTTTCTGCTCTTCTTATTTGCGCTCTTGTTAAATCACCTTTAACAAAATCTCTCATAGCATCATCTTCAGAACGATATCCTAAAAATTCATACCAAGTATCTATTCCATAACCTGCATCTCCTGGTTGTAAAGGACCAGATTCTGGAACAACTACTTCTTTACCTTTGTCTTGTGCTTTATTAGATTCTGATGCAGTAATGCTATAAGTATTATTTAAAAAGTATTTTTGTGAACCTGTTAACCTAACTCCATTTCTTGAATTTTCTTCAATTAATTTTAATTTTTCATCTAATGGCGCACTCTTTAATCTTTCCCACTCTTCTTTTGTATATTCTCTTACAGTGTTCCCTTTTAGTATTTCTGATAATGTTCTACCTTCTCTTTCTCTTGGTTCTTCAAAACCTCCAGGACCACCATCTGGACCATCTGTTAATCTAATTGGTTCATTATCATCTAATTTATCTTGAACATCTTTTGCGTCAACTGGATTACCTCTTGAATCTAATCCTTTATTATCACCTTTTCCAGGAGCATCGTCATACAAGTATGTTGCCTCTGCGTCTGATAAGCTAGGGTCTGGATTTCTACTTCCCTTCGGTCCTTGTTGTCCAAGTAAATTATATGCCATTACTTTATACCTCTACGAACATCTGCTTTAAAAACATTATCTTCCATAGTGCCAGCTTGTTTTGGAACTTGTGTTTCATAATCTGCTGAATAGTCTGGAACTAATGCTCTTAACATTTGTGCTGCGTATTTTTCAAATTTGTTTTGCTCTGGTGACATACCATCGTCTTGTGTTTGTATGTTTGGCTGTACAGTTTGTGTAGAAGTCTGACTTACATAAGAATCAACAGTATCATTACTTGCAGTTTCTAATACTTTTTCATACTTATCCATAACACTATTTACATATTCAGATACGTTAGGTCCAAAACTTTCTAGGTTTTCTATATTACCAACTGAATCAAGACCTAATGCTTTTGCTTTATTTGCTGTGCCTGGTCCTGCATACCATGCTACTGCTACTAAATCCCAACTACCATAAGTGTTGTAGTATTCTGTAAATTTATATGCAGCTACAATATCTTGCATTTCTGGAACTCTCCAGTCTGCACCTTTGTAACCTGCTTGTTCTGCCCACTTATCCCAGTTAATATCTAGTATTCCATAAGCACCTAATGCCTGAACTTGTATAGGTTCACCATCATAACCTTTAATCATTGTTGGTTTGTGTTCTAATAAATAATCACCACCAGCATTTTCTTGTGTTTTTATTGATTCCATAAATGCTACTAATTCTTGTGACATACTAGCTTGGCCTCCCAGCGATGCTACGAAGAATAGAAGTCCTAGTGTTACGTGCAGAATAATTTTCTCCTAACCTTGTTTTTTCGTTTTCTGTGATTCTATCAAACTTCTCTTGCATTCTACTTGTTGGGTCAATTTGTGTAAGACCTTGTTCATCAATAGCTTGTTGTACATTTTCTGCTGCATAGTTACCATATTCACCTTGTAACAAATCATCTCCAGTAAAAGCTGGTTGTGCTTGTGCTACATCACCTAATTCTTGTGATTGTTTATAAGATGCCTCTGCTTGTTTATATAACTCATTTGATAATAACTTTAATTCATAAGCAGATGGGTCACGATTTAATTCTCTTGCATAAAGATTTTTTACTGTTTGTGCATTAGATGCTGGGTCTTGTGGTAAAAATACTTCTGTATCTGGCATTATAGGAACTGGATTTGCAACAAACTCTTTTAAAACATTCCTCCATGCTGAACCATTTTGCTTTTCTATTTCTGTTACACCACCATAATTAGCTCTTTCAAGTACACGTTCAAAAGCATTTTTTGTTGGTGTGTCCCAATCTCCTGGTATAAATCCATCACCTACAGTAAGTAGTCTTGAATTAATTAAGTCTGCTTGTATTGCAGCAATCTGTTCATCTCCTATTCCAGAAAATAAATTAACTAAATCATCTTGCGTATAAAAATCTGTAGCACCTTCTCTTGGTGGTACGTATGTTGCTGGTACTCCAATGTAATAATCTGTGTTTCCAAACAATCCAGTTTGTTCTCTTGCTCCTGCAACAGCTGCATCATCTGGAGTAATGTCTGTTAAATCTTGTCCAGATAAAGCTAAATCTACAACATATTGAGGTATGTTATATGCAAGTAAAAATTGAATAGCCTCATCAATTGTATTTGCATTTAGAATATCTAATCTTGCGTCTGCTGTTATTCCTATTTTATTTGTACCTAACGTAGCATTATCATTAATTTGTATAATTAATTTTTCTACTCTGTTATAAAATTCATCAACTGTCATATAATCCCTTTAATAATTCTATATCTTCTTCTGCCTCACGTAATTCTCTTTCAAATATTTCTTTTGCTATCGGTGCAAATTCTGGCTTTGTAACCAATATAGCTTTAATTTTATTCCTTAACAAGGTTCTATAAGGTGCTAGTTTATTAGCACGTCTGAAGGAAGTATCTGAATAACCACCTGGTAATTTTTTTGTATCTGCAATAACTTTATCTCTTAACATAAGATATTCTTTTAGCCCTTCTGCTGCTGGATTACCAGCAAGTCTTGGGTCTAAAACATACGTTGCTGGATTTATCCAAGTATATAGCTCATCAATCAAATCATCTATTTCTGGTTTAGTCGGACTGTAATCAATACTTCTACCATATCCAGGGTATCTCATAGCTATCTCTGCTTTTTTATTTCTTTTAGCCTGTATTGATACTTTGTCATTTTTGTTTAGTAAATTATTCTTTTTTAAAAATTCTTCGTATTCTATATTTCCTAAAAGAATGTTTTTAGATTGTTGCCATTGTTCAGCAGTCTTTGGAACTCTATCACCACTTAAAAGCTGTGCATAATATTGTTCATATAAAAATTCAGATTCTGTTTCATCAATTAAAAATGCGTAAGTTAAATCAAACTTTTCTACAAGTTCTGGATTTTTTCTTTCCCATACAGCACCATCTTGTGTTACTGGTCTTTTCTTAACGGTAAATGTTCTACCCGTTGCCATAGCTACTGGGTCAAAACCAAATCTATCTGTGAACACTTGAACAGCTGTTGTTGAATCTTGTGTAGCATTTTGTATATTCCAATACTCTTGTGCTAATGTTTCAAATAAATAAAACGTACCTGTTTCATCAGATATTTCATATTTAGGTGCGACTGGTCCAGCTGGTCCTATAGCTTGTGCAATTGACCTTATAATAAATATTTTTCTTGCATAGTCTGCTGCTAACTCAATACCTGCGCTTGCACCTTCTGGTGTATTATCTTCTATTTGTCCTGCATATAACAATGCTTTATATACATCAATAGTGGTATTTGAGAATTGTCTTTTAGCCTCTGCTCCACCTACTTCATAAGCTATTCTTAATTTTTTTAGCCATGATGGTTCTGGTATTGTTGAACCTACAAGCTCACCAATGTTTTCTACTCTTGGTGGAGAAAAATCTCCAAAGAATAATGTTTCTTCCCATTTACCTGGTCTTAATAAATTAAATTGTTTATTTATAACAGCCATAGGTACAGTTATTGTTGGACCAAATCCTGGCACAATATTACCTGCTATGTTAAGTGATTGTGCAAATACTGGTAAATTAACTTTTACACCGTTTTCTTCTAAATCTTTAAACATAAATTTTTTAAGTAATCCTTCTCCTGGATAACCGAACAACTCTTCTCCAGTGTTTGGGTCTTTATAAAAGAATCCCTTTTGTCCTTCATCATCAAAAATAGGATTTGGTTCACGACCAGATTGTACGACTTGTTGTACTCTACGTAAAGGTCTAAGACCTTCCGATTTAAGTAGTCTTGCCCATGTTGTAAATATTTCTAAGTATGCCTCACCGAATGGGAAGATAGCTCTTGTAGCATTACCAAGTCTTGTTTTAGTTGTTACATCATAAAGCAGTGCTTTTGTTTGTGTTAGTGCATGTGATGATGCTAATTTATCTACAAGTTCTATACCGCTTACACCACCTTTTACACCTTCATAACTTTTAAGTTGTTTTAAAACTTTTTTTTCTAATGCAGTACCTTTTGCAAGTCCTGCCTCTTCAGCTTGTTTTATAACTTTTTTTAATGTTTGTGCATTGAGATGTTGACCAAACTCTCCTACTTTTTCCCAGTAATGTTTTTTAAATGTTGGCGCTCTTGACATTGTTTTTGTTGGTACTGTCATAAATAAATTAAATGCCATATCTACATAGTCATCAAGTATTCTTGTTTGTCTTGATATAGAGTTTTTAAGTTCTCCTCTTGCAGATTCTGGTAATACTTTTTTATATTTCTTTATAAAGTCTTTTTTAATTTTATCTTGATTTTTTCTAAGCTGTGTAGTTATTGATGTGTATTCCTGTTCTTTAAGTTGACCAGCCCAATACTTTTCCATATCTACATTTTTCAGTCCTACAAGTTCTTGTGCTGTTAAATCTTCATTAGCTAAAGCTCTTAATAAATCATCATTACCATTTTCATCAATCCAGTTTCTTGCAGCTCTAGGTGTTCCTGCTTTTGCTGTAGTAGTTGCTACTTTACCTCCAGTGGCTTGTGCTACTGCGGCATTTACATAATGAACAAACTCTTCTGCTTTTGCAGCTCCTGGACTACTAGAAAAACCTGCACCATTAAAAGCATGACCTTTTGCTCCTGTAACTTTTCTAACATGTTCATTCAAAACATTTCCTGGAGTTTGTGTTTCTTTTATAATTTTTCTAAGTTCAGCACTTCTTTTAGCAGCTGTTGGTTGTAGTTGTGCTTGTGCAAGTCGTCTTGACAATGGGTCAAACTTGTGCTGCATAAAGTTTCTAAATGATGCCTCACCCCAAGCTCTTACATTTTCTGACCTGGTAACAGTTGTAAATTCACCTGTTGCACCGTAACCTCTTCTTATTGCACTAGGTGTACCTGCACCGTTTAAAGTTACATCAATAAAACTAGCATTATCTTCAAAGCTGCCTAATAAATTTTTACCAGATTCTTTCTCTTTACCTATAACTCTTGCAATCATTTGTGCTGGATGTGTAATAACATTTGTAACACCAGATGCCATCATTCTTAGTTGTTCTTCTAAAATTACACGTACTGTCCATGCTGGTCTTAAAAGAACAAGAGGTTTAAACAATGCACCATAGTACCAGTCCATAAATCTTGTTACTGTTTCTGCACCACTGTTAGCTGCAATTTTACTTCCTATTTTTCCAAACTTTGTATCTAATGTTTTCGCAGCTCTTATTATATCTCTTGTGTTTGGCAAGAATATTTCGTCAGCAAGTTGTTGTGCAGTAACTGGGTCAACAAGTTCTTCAACTCCATCTAATTTACCGCCTTGTAATTTTCTAAGTACAGGTGTTACTGGTAAGTTTTCTCCAGTTGTTTCTATTGCATAACTTCTTACAATACCTTTTTCTTTTCTTGCACCAGATATAAATTTAGCTTGTACTTCTAATCCACTATCAACAAGAGTTTGTTGAAACTTTGTTAAGTTTTCTTTACCACCTAAAGCCTTTACAACTTGTGGTTTAAAATCTCTTGTTATAAAATCATTTACTAATCTAGCAGTAGCTGAAGGTGCATCTGCATCATTAAGTGCTTTTATAGATGCAGACATAAACTTAGTTCTTATTGCAGCTTGTTGTCCTTTATCCATTTCTGATGTTGCTAATCTAATAAATCTATTTAATTTAACAAAAGCGTCATCTTTGTTTTCGGTAACTAATCTATTACCGTATGTTCTCTCTAACATTTTTGTTAAACGATTACCTTTTTTTCTTACAGTAGGTACGTTGCCTGCCGTAGCCTCTAATAATAAATTTTTCTTAACAAGATTTTCTGTAAAGTCTGCATCTATCTCTTCAAAAGATTTTCCTTTATTATTAACTTTAAATTTTTCTAGTTCATCATAAAATTTAAAATCATCAATATTATTTTTAGATGCAGCAATAATATCTGATGTAGAGTTTTCATATAGAAATTTTTTAAATCCCACACCAGCTTTACCAGCTAAAAACTCTTGTGTAGTTGGACCAAATACACTTTTTCTTGCACCTTGTAATAAACCAGTATTTTCAAAAACTTTAGCCATTCCACTTAAATTATCTAAGTTTGTAAATGTAGATTTAGCTTTTCCAAGTTTACTTACACCAAAACCAAGTAATGCTACTGGGTCAGCAAATATCTGTGCAATTATATCTATTGCACCAGTCATGTAATTATATGCTTTTGTGCCTGGTTCTATTATTTCATCTATAGGCTTAAATAAATATCTACCAATTGTAACTGTAGGTTCCAGTCCTGCAGCAGCAAACTTTTCTGCACGTTCTCCTACAAATTGTATTTGATTTGCTTTTTTCTTTTGCTCTTCGTATATCTGTACACCTAAAATATTATCTCTTACAAACTCTCTTGCAGCTAATGGGTCAACACCTGCAGCTAATAAATTTTTATACTCATCTGTTTGTGTTGGGTCTGTTGTTCCTAAGAACCATCCTTCACCTAAATCTAAATCTTTACCTGCAGCTTTAGCAGAATCTATTTCACCTAACAAAGTTGCTTTACTTAATTTAGCAGCCTCATCATGTGTAAGTCCTTGTTGTCTGCCTTCTAAATATCTAACACCTCTTGGCGCACCACTTTCCCATAAGTTTTGAAATCCTATAAAAAAACCTCTCACTGCTCTACGTGTAGCATCTTTTAACTTGTCAAATCCGTTTTCTTCTTTTAAAACAGATTCCTTCATAACTATCTGTCCTAGTCTTGGGTCATCTTCTGATATTCCTAGTTTTACTGCACCAACTAAAGAACCTTTACTTATTGTTGGATAACGTTTTATTATTGCGGATGCACGATTAGCTTGGTCTTGATTTACAGAACTAGGTGCTACAGCTTTACTTATAGCTCTTTTTGTTTCTGAATCATCTTGAAACGATGATGCGTCAAAAGTGCTAAATGACATGTTACCCCTTTAGTAATTGTGCTAGAAGTGGGTCACCTGTTAATTCATAAAATTTTTGTATTAAAGATTCTGTAGTTTCTATTGGCTCTTGTGAACCAACACCTGGACCAAAGTCTAATCCATCTTCTACTGGTCTTAATGGTTGATTAGTAGGTTCAAATACACTTGCAGCTGCAGTTGGTGCTGCTGCTGGAGGTGGTAATTCTTGTGTTAAATTTAAGTTTTGTACTTCACTGTTCAATGCTTTAAGTGGTTCTTTTTCTCCATAAGTCATTCTTGTTTGGTCAATATAATTATTAGATGCTGGTTTTACAGCAGAATTTCTTTTATTGATTCTTGTTGCCATCTTCTTCTTCCTCATCTTCAAATATAAAAGTTTGACTAATAATTAAATATCCATTAGGTAAATCTATAGTTGGTAATCTGTTGTGAAATAATCTAGGTTCAAATAAATCACTTTCTAATAATATATCGTCACCTAATTCATCTACATCTTCTAAAGAGTTCCAAACTATATCAGCAAATTCTTTGTTTAAATCTTTCATCCCAGTCCTAATGCTTGTTGTATAGAAGGCGCAGGTCCCGTGGTGGTGGGACCTTGACCTTCTAATAGTTGAGCCTCTGGCTCTGGTATGTCGGGTTTTTCTGCTGTAAAAAATTTATCTAAGATGCTCTGCATATTACCTGGATTTTTTCTAATTTGCACAACAGCCATAATAGCCTTTTCATCTCCACCAGATGCTTGTTGTAATAATGTATCTTCTAATACTTTGTCCATTTTTTCTCTTGTAATTCTCTCATTAACCATAGCTAAGTTATCTAATCCATCTAAGTTTTCTTGTAATGTTTGTGTGTCAATAACACCAGAACTAAGAAGTTGCAGCCCTGTAACAATCTTCTGTGGTTCATCATAACCAGCCATAGCACCATAAACACGTCTAGTTTTAAAAGCACCGTTTATATCTGTACTTGGTTCATACTTTTCAGAAAAGAACTCATTGTTATAATATCCAGATAGTTCTTTGTTTGTACCACCATACATTTTTTCATCCCATTCAAGTCTTTTAGAATCAATCTGTTGAACGGCATCTGCTAATACTGTGTGATATTCTCTAATCATTAATGACATAGATGCACCTAATTCTTCTAATCCTCTACCTGTTGCAAAACTTAATGGTGATTGTGAATCATCTTGTGCTGGATAAGATGCACCAACACGTAACTGACGTTCTATTCTATCTATCTGTTGAAAAATTTGATAAGGGATATTAGATGCTGGTTTTGATACAGAACTTCCTGGAGAAAAATAGTTAACTGCAAATCTACCTTTTTTATATTGTCCAGATTCTAATTCACCAGTAATGTTTGTTTCTGTAAATACAGCATCTTCCATAGCTATTATTGACATGACATTTATTTTTGCCATTGATGCCATTAATCCTATAATCTGGTCATATTGACCTTGCATTTGGTCAAAAGAAAATTTCTTTGCAACAACAAAAGCTGGTCCACTTTCTAAAGGATTAGGAATAAAATCTAATATTGTACTTGATGACATGTGGTAAATGTATGTACCTTCTTCATTGTAATATTCAGATACTAAGTCACCTTCATTATTTGAGTTTGCCCAAGAACCATTGTAAGCATCTTGATATGCCGATGCGTAACCACTAGCAATATTTACTGTGTTATAACCTTTTTTAATTTCTTTTTCAAACTGTGGATATATTTTTGCTAAGGATGCTTTAGGTACACGTCTTACAATAGACATTTCTTTAGGCATTTGGTCTGCACCAAAGTAACCAGGGAAACAATTGTAAGGGTCACGTAATTCTGCACAAGGATATGGTGTACCATCTGGACCTTTTTTTTCTTTAATAATCCAAACTGCAAAACCATAACCTGGTAACCATCTACCAACTTGTGGCATTTGTAAATCTAATCTTTGTACATCATCATAAGCTGTAACAATTCTTGCTATTTTATCTGCTCTTTTTCTTGCACGTTCTGAATCTTTATTATTTGGTACATCAACTTTTAAGTTTGGTATTCTACCTATTTTTTGTGCTAGATGTTCTAGTCCAGACATCATAAGGTTAGGCATAGGTACTTGCCAATCTTCAAAACCTTGTATTTGGTCACCTAATAAAGCAAGTAATCCAGAAGGACCACCGTTCATAATAGAACGAATACGTCCACGTGAACTATGATTATCTTGATTATCGTAATGTAGTTGTGTTATTTTATCTTGTAATTCTGATGTGTTCATATCTTTACCATGGTGCAGTATTCATAGAACTTATATCCATGTTTGAATAACTAGGGTTATAATCATATCCCATTTCTGCAATAAATTCTTTTTGTAACCTTCTTACAATTTTTATTGGAAACCAACTTGCCATAACTATATCCGACTTATATCCTTTGCTACTTGCTTTGTTAGCAGCATTTGAAAAATACAAAAGCTGCCTACGATATATATTACTCTTATTTTGCGAATCTGCATTACCATAAGGAAGATTTACTAAACCTTTGTCAAATAGTTCACTCATAGAACCTACACCAAAATACGGGTCAAATTTATTTTTTTGTGTTTGATGTCCTTCTAAATGTATGCCACGTGATGCTGTCCATTCTTTTAATTCTCTATCTTGTCTAATTGCACGTTGAAATCCGTTCTCTTCAATAATCCAATGAGAACATTGATACTTGCTATACCATTCTTTAATTGTTTTAAATGCCTGGGGAATACCTCCACCTTTTTTATTTTCTATATCTACCATGTAAAGTTTGCCTTTTTCTACATCGTATGCCCATAAGAATGCTGCTTGATAACCAGTAGCAGCTGGGTCAAGACCAGCAATCAATCTTGTTTTAGGTGGTAAATGACCAACTATTCTTGAATCATCTCTTGCTGCATCTAAAGAATCTACTTTAAACATTTGTAAACCTTCTGAAAAAGGTCTGTTTAAGTAAACCATTTCAAAAATCGCAAGACCACCTGTTGTTTCGGCATTTCTCCTTTGTGCCATGAGCCACTTATAACTTCTCTTTGACGACCATAACATGTGTTTTTTATGGTCTTTTGGTTCACCACTATCAATAGGAATATCTAAGCTATGAGCTGATTCTATTATTTTTTCCCATTCATCATTGTCATTCAAAGAGTTATACAAATCATCTGGATGTTGTCTTGAACCTATGACAACAATTGCTGTATGTTCCTCTTTACGTGATGACAATGTTGTAGTCCACCATCGTTTTGTTTGTTCACGTGAACTAGGTTGCACAGTTGTACCGTGGTCCTCAATATCGTCTGCAATAATTAAATCACAGTCACGTGATAGTATCTTACCACCTTTGCCTACAGCCACCATAGTCGGTGATTTGATACCAGTTACGGTTCTAGTTTTTACAGTAAATTGTCCAGAACTCCAAGTTTTACCTGTTCTGCTTTTTGGTTTAAAAGTTTCTCCTGGACCACAAAAATCTTCTATTAGTTTTTCATTGTTCTCTAAATGGTCAAGCACTGAACCTACAGAGTTTTTTGCAATATCTTCATTACCACCTACCCACATAACCCTTATGTTTGGATTTTGACATATCTGCCATACAGCAAAGTGTGTAAGTAAATCTGTTTTGCCATGTCGTGGTGGTGATAGAATCATAAGCTGTTCACCTTTATCAATAGCTTTTAAAATATTTTTAATCCAATTTTTATGAAACTTAGCTGTTTCGTATTGTTGTCCTGTTTCTGTTAAGAAGTACCTATCTCTAAATTTTTTAAAAGATTTTAAAGAACTCTTAGCCTCTTCTGGTATATCCCAGTTCTCTCTAGCTGCAAGTTTTGCTTTATCTTCCTTATAAGCAAGCATCATTCTTGCAACTACACTTTGGTCAACTCCTATATCTTCTGCTACAAATTTTTGTGTAAGTAATCCTTCATCAATTTCTTGTGCATAGTTTTCTACAAAATATAAATAATGTTCACCACGATTAGCCCTACTGCTAGGTGTCTGTAATTTTTCTTGTTCTTTTTTCTCTGCAGTTCGTGTCCTGGCGTTTGCAGCTTTAGTACATTGTATCTTGCAATATTTTTGTCTGCCATGTGCTTGTTTAAACTTATCACCACAGTGTGGACATTTAACTGTTTTGAGATTTGCCACTATGGTTATTTTTTCTTTTTCTTTGGAAATCCTGCTTTCATATTTGCGTATGCTTTAGGACTAATTGTAGAATTCTTTTTTGACCTACTTGTTCCTGCTTTTTTCCTTTTGTTTATGTTGTAATATAAACCTTTTTTAGCTGCCATTATTTCCAACTCTTTCTTGCTTTTGTTTTTGCATTTTTAGATAGTTTACCATAATGTACTACTTGTTTTGATGATTTAGAGTGTTTAGCCCCAGTATGAATTTGACCATTCATTTTGTGTACACTACCTTTGTACTCTTTGCCAGTCTTAAAATAATGTTTTGTTCCTGCTCCCATAACTCTCCTTTACCATTCTTTGCAAGACCAATATCTTGCAGTTGTCTTATCTTTAGCTGTACTACATTTGTGCCTGGCACGAAATGATGCACGTGCTTTAGGATTACTTTTTCTGACTGGCATGTTAGGGTCACCGAACATAACCTTCTTGACTTTGCCATTACTCATGACAAAAACCTTCTTAGATTTTCTCCCGTAACCTGGTTCGCCTTTTCTAATAGCCGTAGGACTATTTAGCTTAACCTTCATGCCCTGGTATTCAGCCAATCTTAATACATTCCTTTTTTCTTTTTTTTCTTGCCCTTTTTATGTTTTGGCATTGATTCTCCTATCTATAATAATATTATGGCAGAATACATTTCGGGTAACAAGTACCCTAATTCCAAACGGAATGCGCAGTACCAAAAGAATCGGACCTGCGTTGATTCTGCATGTACTACTATCTTATCTCAATATAATAAATACAAATATTGTTATAAACATAAACCTAAGTCATTCCCAAGAATCAAAGGCAAGTATGTTGATGAAACAAAACAAAAACCCCTGGCTTAAAAAAAAATTTTTTCTCTCTGAATTGTAAGTTGAAATAATTTATAGTAGAGTTTAAGCGCACAAACAACTCGGAGAAAGTAGTTAGATACAGGTAAAGGGGACATCGGGAGTACAAAAGCCTTACCATGCAGCCAGCATGACCAACTAGAAAGACAAGTAAGGTACCCAAGGTCTAGCAAAACATCCTAGTTCAAATTTAAAAATATAAAAAATAATAGCCCGCTATATTCAAAAACACCCTACATAAAATAACAATATTAATGAAATGCAAAGAATGTAAAAGGGAACTTAAAGCAATAGGTGATACTAAATTCTATTGTGATAGTTCTCCTAATATGTGTAGTTTATCTACAAAAACAATTAACAAATACAAGATATAGTATTAATCTTTACTAGCACACTATATATAGTATTAAATTGGCAATACAATAACTTAGTGTTACGAATACGAATACCCACCACCCAAATTTAGATTCCCGTTTAATGCGCCGATAATCTATATTATGTTGCGTTGTAGGGCCTATGTTTCCTACTGTTTAGAAATAAAAGCCCTGTTTCACTGCTTTTGTAAGTAGGTGTAAAAATAGCCCTATATTTTTTTTAAAAATGGATATGGCATGGCCTTGATTGAATAGGATTGATAGATTCAACCAACATAAATTAACTAGGTAAACATAAAATAATATTTCTTATAAATTGTTACCATTAGTTACAGAAGTATGCCTATAATGGATTATATGAAAATTGAACAAAAGCAAATCACGTTTATTATCGGAGCCAGTGGGTCTGGTAAGTCAAGGCATGCCGCGCAAGCTGCGCAGTCTGTCAATGGATTTGTAATTGACCCAGATAAAATAAAGCTGGCCTTAAATTCATTTCAAGACTTAGATGCTGTAACTAATGAGAAGCTGCATCCGTCAGCCAGCCAATTAAGTAAAGACTTACTAGCCAGTTATTTCAATGACCCTGAAACATTCTTAGCAAGATATAAAGCCGATTCAGTTTTATTTGATAACCGCGGCAAGGATTGGAATAAGGTACAGAATCATATTAAGAATGGTTTGAATGCTGGGTTAAAAGTTAAATTTATCTATGTAGAAAATTCACTGGCCAGCTGCTTGTTAAATGTTTACAGAAGGAATAAGACCAGCAGCCGCGCAATGAAATTATCAGTTGTGGCCCTTGACTATGCTGGCACTGTAGCCACTGCGCAGAATCTTAAATTTATGGCCGCAGCTGGTGCCATTGATTTGCAGATTGTATCGGGTTATGAATCCATAAAATCTACATTCATCAAAAGAATTATCGGGTTTTCATTAAGCAAGTTAATGAGAAAATAAGGAAGGTAAAAAATGAAAAATAAATTAGAAGAGATAACCTGGGTAGATATATTCGGGAATGAAGTCAAGCGGGATATGTACCAGATAACTGGGCCAGAACGTGACACGATGAAATCCAAGAATGAGATAGATGCCAGTCAGTGCGGCTGCGAATAATTAAAGGAAGGAAGGAAAAATAAAATGGTAAAAGAAATTGCAAAGCTAGTTGTAGTCAAGCCAGTGTTAGGAAATAATAAAAAATACTGGCTGGAAAAAATGGGCTTTACAAAATCAAATAGTGAATGGTCAAAGGAAGGCACAGTAGAAGAATTAAAAAACTTCTGGGATGAGATAGATGTTTACAAGACACCAATTGTAAAATCTAAAGAGCAAAGAAAATATACCTCTGGAATGATAGATAACAAAGTCCAGAGATACTATGTTCACAATGACTATGAGTTGGATTTCTATTTACAAGTAGAGAAGATTCAAGAATTAGAAATAGCAGCATGAAAAAAAATAAATATAAAAATGACTACATAAGTTACACAAATGTGTACAATGGTTATGTGATAGTTAAGGAAGGTAAAGAATGACAAA